CAGTATCTAGGTTATTCTTTACCCACTTACGAACTTCTAGAAAATTCTTATCCTTCATTAGTTTGATAAGATCCTTGATTGAAGCCTCTGTCATGTTTGCCAGAATGCCAGAGTCAATCTTACCAGTTGCTGAATAACGCTGAAGCTCATTAAGAACTCGGCGCCAATCTGGGAAGTGCTTATTGATTACTTCTGCAACAACAGCCTTATCAAACTCAACACCCTCTGCTTCTAGAATAAAAGTAACACGCTTAAAGAACTGTGTAGCAAGTTTGGCCATGGCCTTCTTACTAATCTTAAAATCAATTACCGAACATCTTGAGTGCAGAGGCTCGATGATACGATTCTTGAAGTTGCACGTGAGAATGAAGCCGCAATTCCTGGAAAATTCTTCCATAAAATTACGAAGTGCGGGTTGAGTAGAATTGGCATTAAGATAATCCGCTTCGTCGAGGATGACATATTTCCTTCCACCTGATAATGAAACGGATGACGCAAAGTTGAGTATTTCGTTACGAAGTGTGTCGATATTTCCATTCATAGATCCATTAATGACGATATAATCACAACCAAGCTGTTCTAGCATAGCACGTGCTACGGTCGTCTTACCGACACCTGCTGTTCCTGCTAGGATTAAATTAGGGATATTCTTTTGATCAACAAACTGTTGGAATGTTGCTTTAAGATCACAAGGAAGAATAGTTTCTTCAATAGTTTTTGGGCGATACTTCTCAGTCCAAAGGAATTCTTCATTCATTATGCATTCTCCAACGCTTCACATTCCAAAACACGACGACCCCATCCGGCATCGCCTTTAAACCTATCCCAACATTCTATGCATTGATTTCTTACTTGTTCTGCGTTTCTTCTTTTGGAAACAGATTCAATATAAAACTCATGTTTATATTTTACCTCGTAACAAGTATTACATTTCTTAGTGGCAACTTCATCACCGAACAAGGTTGAGATAATCAATCCACCAGGGATTTGCCTAAACATAATATATCTCCATAGCAAAAAGAGGGGGACCGAAGTCCCCCATTCAAGTTAGAAAGTTGAGCTTGACTCAACTGCAATATAATATTCTACATCATCATGAACAAAGTGGGAAATGCCCTTTGATGAAATATTAACATCATAATCGCCAGGAATGATCTTAATATTCTCAGCCTTAAAGATTGCCTTAAATGCCTTATCAGTGTCGCCAATCTGAATAGAATAAACGTCACCGGAAGGATTCTTGGAATCAGCTGCCTGAAGGTAAAGGTTCTTACCATCGCCCATAACAACAATCTCTGGAAGAGCAAGAATGCCAGCAGCCTTCTCGACATCCTTTAGAGTGTCATTAGTCAAACGGAAAGTAACATCAACCGAAGGAAGATTAATTTCCTTTTCTGGAGCCTTTGTAACAGTTGACTCGTCAGCATAAACATAATGCGTCTTACGAGTGTTGTCACAAATGTCAACTGACTTATCGCCAAACTTTAGTTCTGGATCAGTAAACAAACTTAGAGTTGAAATAAAGCGATCAAGATTATAAATCGCAAAACGCTGGCCGAAGTCAGTCTTGACCTTTGCCTTGGCCATGATTGTCTTGGTTGGTGAAATGGTCTTTAGAACATTACCTTCCTGAACAACAATGGATGGATTAATCTTGGCGAAGTTCTTCAAAACATTAACTGTATCTACATCAATCTTCATTATATATTTCTCCTTCTCACTTATTCTTCGACTTCATCATTTTCTTTGACTTCAATGCTCCTGGATCAGCAGTAGCTGAAGCACCAATAGAAGCAAGATCAGCAAGCGAACCACCAAAGATGTAAGTTCCAACGTGCTGCATCTTCATCCATGGACAGAACCAAGTTGTTAGACCAATTGCATGAGCCTTCTGACAGAACCAATAATCTTCTGAAAGATAACGCTTAGAAACTGGATCGATTTCTGCCTGGAAGAACTGAAGGATCTCACGGCTACCATCGAAGTGCTCAGTACGGACATGATCTGGCTTATAAGAATACTGATCCTTATACGAATCATAGAACTTAGTCATAGCCTTCTTAGAAACCATCATAAATCCAGTTCCGATTTCTAGAACTTCAACTGGCTCTGAGATTGGAATCGAACTCTGATTGCCCTTTGGATTGAAGACGTAATCGCCAACGAAACGCTCAAGAACGTTTGGATCATCATCAGCAACACCCTTATCAACGGCGTGCTTAATCTTTTCCCAAGAGATACACTTCTTAGGATATGGACCACCAATGATATCATACTTCTCTTCTTCAAGAGCCTGTAGTGACATTAGTGCAATAACATCCTGAGGATTAAAACCGATGTCCGAGTCAATAAACATCATATGCTGTGCTTCTGAACGCATGAACTCATCGCAACAATAATTACGTGCACGAGTAACTAACGACTCATTGAACAGATAATAAAACTGAAGAGGAATACCATACTGCGTACACAGAGCGGACAAATCCGCACATGAACGAGCAAACATACCAGCGCACTGACCACCATACATTGGCGTGGCCACAAACAACTTACGCTCTCTTAGTTTTTCAATTGGGATCTTAATTTCCATAATATACCTTTCTTATGCTGTAATAGTATTATGATATTTACAAGTTGGACAATGAACTGCTTTACGAGGAGGATAAGTTGTTAAGATCATACCAGGATTAGAAACAACTAACTCATCACCACAAGCTGGGCACTGAATACCAGTGCCATGTTCAAATCTTAGCTTTCTTTTCTCTTCTTCATATTCCTCTAAAGTCTTCATTTCTTGTCCTTATAATGATCGGCGTACAACATCATTATAACGTAATGAAGGACTTTAAGCAAGTCATCTTTATTGCTGCCATGCTTTTTGCCATAGCGCCAAAGATATTTGATAGCAGTGTTTCGGAAGGTAGGCATAGAATCACCAAGAGCAAGCCACACATCGAAACATTCTATATTCTCTTCTTCAGTCATATAATGCTGCCCATATGTCTTATCTATATAGGCGTGGAAGTCACGAATGATTTCGTCTTCCTTATACTTGTATTTAGGCGGCCAAGTTGAAGCAGTTGCGCCAGAAATATCACCCGACGCAGAAAGCGGCTGACCATAATAGTCACCATTCTCAAATCTATATGTCTTAGTCATTTCACCTCCGCAAAATTCACAATGTGTTCTAGAATAGCCTTTTGTTCTTCCTTGTTATTATTTTTCATTTTAACTGTATTAAACATAAGAGTCATGTTAGAAAGAATATTAGCAATCTTAGTTTCACGACCCTGCAACCAAGTTTCGTTCTGATTACTACCACGCTCTTTATAACGCTCTTGTCGTACAGCCTTATCAGTTTCTAGATAAACGATCTCAGTTTCATAGTTCTCAACACAATGTTCAAGGAACGATGATGTGAAAAGACGGTCGCCCTCGAAAAGAACAACCGCATCTTTATCTAAACTTGCTAGAAATTTAATTGCTTCTGGCTGAACAGCCATTGACATACGGTCAGTGCCAGAAAAGGTTTCACCCTCTTCATACTTACCGAGAATATAAGCAAGACCTGCCTGATGATAGGGAACTAACTTTACTTGATCAAACTTGGGAATGAAACCATACTTATTGAGAATTTCTTTCATCAACGTAGACTTACCAGCACCTGGTTCGCCACCTATTGCAATCACACGCATATAAAATCTCCCATATTATAAATACTTCTTATAAGTTCACAAGCATTAGGTCTAATTATGTATTATTTAGTATACCGTATTACGCACAAAAAGTCAAACCAATTTTATATTGGAAGGCATGTTACTGAAAACATAGAAGATGGATACCTGGGATCCGGATCAGCTGATATGCTGAAAGACAAGAAAAATTTAATAAAAGAAATTCTGCAGATTTGCGAAACCCCTGAAACCATGTTGACAAAAGAAATAGAATATATTTCTGATAACATAAGCAATCCTTTATGTGTTAATATGATTATAGGAGATCCCTCTCACGGAGTAATTCAACATTCTCAAAAATCAAAAACAAAAATTTCAAAAGGAATGAAAGTATATAAAGAGAATAACCCAGACAAATTTTTAGAACATATGTCAAAGGCAGGAAAATCTTTAAAAGGGCATAAACAATCTGAAAAACACAAATTTGCTCTTTCATTAAAAAGAAAGGGAGTTCCTAAGTCAGAAGAGTTTAAAAATAAAGTTTCCAATAAATTAAAAGACGTTTCAAATCGTCCACGTGAATCATTGTGTAAGAAATGGAAAATTACCAATATCATTACAAAAGAAGTCTTCATAGTAGAAGATAGGGTAAAATTCTGCGAACAGAATAATGTATCTTACCCTTCCTTCAACGTAGGGACTAGAAATAACAAAGTTTATAAGAAAATTTGGTTATGTGAAAAACTTCTCTAAACCAACTTCACAGTTTTCCCAAGGCAATAAGATTTCCCTTGTAGCAAGATATTGAGAGTTAGATTTATTTTCTTTTGTGAGTTGTAAATCGAGCAATCTTTTGTCTAGTGTTTCTATTCTTGCATCCCATAATGGTTGCCAATCAATTCCATTCCAACCATCTTTTTCAACAGTTTCTATTTCTTCTCGCTGTCTAGCAATATAATAACCTAAGAATCTCGTATGATGATTTCTGAAAATTTTACGGTAGCTACAAAGACATGTTTCCATATCAAAGTAATCAGTGTCAGGAAATTCTCGTTGGACTTCTTCTAATATTTCTTTCGCAGAACCATCTAGATAATTTAGTTCTTTTGAAGATAGTTTTACGTCATACCATTCAGGTTTATCGACAGCCATACAAAGGCCATTACGATGAGAACGAGAACCAGAATAATCTTCTAGCATTAAACTTCCAGGTTCTATTGGAAGTCCGCAACACTGCTTTAATGTTTGTAGATAAAACCAAGTTGAATATCTACCAAATTTATGGAACTTAGTTTTGATTTCATTCCAAACATTATTGAAGTTTTCGTCAGGGTGTTGATCGAGGAACGGACGAAATGCTTCTGTCTGAGAACGATCGCCAACCCAGTTCTTGTAAGATTCAAACTGTGCAGGTAGATGACCCTTATTCCATTTTGTATCGATTTGATAACGTAGTCTTTTATAATTAGTATTATTCCAATCTTTGAGACGATCTAAACCAACAAGTTCCATATCAGGAAACTCGTTCCAGATAACCCAAGTAGTTGGAAAATAATACGTTGTGCCGTAGATCCAAGCAATCCAAAGTTTTTGTTCTTTGTTATGCTCGAACCTACGGAACAAGTAATTGGTCATGAAGATAGCGGGGTCGCAATCCTTAATGGAAAGTGACCACCGATACCAGTTTATGAAGTCTTTTAATGTTTTTTCCAAAAGTTTTTATACTCGTCCATAATCTTAGAACGAGCAGATTTTTGAATCCGCATACGCTCTGCATAACTAACATTAGCATCATCAAAGGTTTCACCAATAACATCAAGAAGAATATCTTCTTGCATGGTTTCGCCCTTCAAATACTTATCGAAACAATATGCGATCCAACCACAATACATTTCTCTGTCTCGAATGTTTTTTGTAGTTTTTGTTGCCTCTTCTGAGATAATTCTTCTAGAGGTAACTTGCATATCTTTAATATGAGGATTAAATTTAAGAGTTGAACCCATAGAATCCGGAGTCTGTAATTCATCCATCATAATAAAAAGATTATTTAAAGAATCATCAAACCTCGGGCGAGTCCATGGTCTATAACCATTATTCGCATAGATTATAATAGTATATATACCATCTTTTACTTTTTCTGATTTATTAACCATCATATATCGAACTAACATACCAATCAATGGAGCAGTTAGTTCTTTGCGAATATTTTGTTGGCCAATCATTCGTCCAAACTCTACCAATTCTGGCATGAAATAATCTAATACTTCAGCTGTTTTAGCAGCACGCTCTCCATCGCTTTTTACATTCTCGATAGAGATAGTTTCTGTTTCGTTTGCAGGAATATAACCATCTAGAACAGTAACTGCAATATCATAAACAGCTTCGCCCTTTTTCCACTTAACTGGTAATTCAGCTTCATGATACCCAAACGCTCTCATATATCCGCTTAATTTTTCATTGAAAGTTTCTGCAGTTATATTAGAATCAATAGAGTGATAAATTTGTTCTGCTTCTTCTTCGTTTTCTACTTCAAAAAAAGTAACAAACCATTCGCTTGGAACTTGATATCCAGGAAAATGTAAATTATTTTTGAAAATATAAGAACGTGTATTACCATCCAATCTTTCAATTTTACCATCTGGATATACAGCACAAGCCATAAGTCTATGTGTTTCTAAAAATTTAGTTCCGAGTGCACGTTTTGTTTTTTCCCAGCGTAATGTCTCATTTCGTTGACACCAAACAGGCTGAAAACTAAAAGCTATTTCGGAAGATAATATCATACTAGTAAGTTTACTGTTTGTATTTTTAAATCTTTCTTTAAGTTGTTTCCAAAGAGTTTTAATAGAAACATTATATTCTGTTTCTTCTCCAATAAGACTATCGATAATAGAATTATCATACCATTCTTTTAGAATTCTTTTACCTTCTTCTGTAAGAGTATTACCTTTTTCTAAGTTTTCTTGTTTCTCAATCCAAGAAAGATTTTCTGGGCGAGCTAAAACATCAGGTAAAATTTTATGTTTAAATCCAAAATCTATTGGAACAATATGATCTAATTGTGGTTGTTCTAAATGAGAAGGCGCTTTAAAACTTTTCTTAAAAAGATCTGTAAGATATCTTACTTTTTCTTCATACTGTTTTTTATTCTTAAAACTAGTATTTGCATTTGTCATGTTCAATCTCCTTGTTTATGACATATAAAAACCACAAATTTGCGTGTCTCCGAATGGGTCATCAAATTCATAGTTTCAATACTATACTATATTTCTTCAAAATTTTCAAGCCCTTTATATTCTTTAAAGAGTTCTACACAACCCCCTTTACCTTTAAATGTAGCAGCTTTGTAAATAACTGAATCAACAGAATAATCTATATCTTCATATCGGTGAGCGTTCAATTTAAACATAGCTAATAAACAACCACTTTTCTGTTTACCAACAAATTGTATTCCAAGTTTTTTATAGAAGGGTATTGCTGGTATTTCAGAAGAAACTCTCATATAATCAGCGCCTTTTCTGAGATAAACATCTATCAAACTATACTGACATAATAATTTCGCGACACCTTTTTTACGATGTTTATGGAAAGTATGAAGCAATTGAAGGTTAGCCGTATAAGGTTTACGTTTCGAAATAGTTGTGAGAATGGCTCCGGCAAGGTCATCGCCTTCCCAGAGCCCAACAACTTCATCCCATTTGTCTAGCATATCACATTTAGCGACAAATGTTTTAGCAAAATTATCTTCTTTGTTTTTGGAAATAAATTTTACAAATTGTTCTTTCGAAACTGCATCAAACCTCGATGAATTCTCTTGCCTTTTTTCCTCGCTCTTTTCCATACTTTGTTTTCTCCCACGAGGTATAAATTTCATGATCGTATTTTAATTCTGGAAATTTATAATCACCCTCTAATAAAATCTGTTGAACATCTGGACCATCATTAAGAGCAGCATCCATAAACTTTTCTACGAATTTAAATGAATCTTCAAGCTCTCTACGGTCAAGAGAATTACGAAAACATCTGAACTCAATAGTTCCTGTGTGTTTCATACAATACGTATTGATAGCGTAACGAAAAGGACGACCCATTGATTTACCGTCTTTACCAGCTGCATGTAATTTAATAAAGTGTTCAAAGTCGGTTGTAAGATTGATAATGTTAGCAGACATATAGTCAGGCATCAACCTACCACAATCCAGCTTCAAATAACTCTTAGCTGTCTTTGTAGAAGACATATCCGGATGCAATCTAAACGCATGAACACGATCAACTACTACATGCTGATTGTCTCTGATGTAAGCAATCAAACGCTTTAGTGCATCAACATCTTCTTTTAGACCGGGAACAAATACGTGAATATGATTATGAGAAATACAATTGCTAGTAGGGTTGTTACCATTCGACCTATAAAAATCAAGAATCTCAAAAATTCTATCAACTTGTTCCTTCCAAGTTTTTGTTGGTCTTACGTTAATCTCACCACCAAACGGCGGTTCAATACCAAGTGGATCACAAGCAATACCACGATAAGGAGGGTTTAAATTAACAACATCAGTTTCTGAAAACTCCCATTTACCTAAATGTTCTGGAAGCGGAAGGCGACGGTCCGCATCTCCCACTTCCATCTCAAACCCCCAAGTAAAACTCTTTGGGTCATATGTCATTGCAAATCCTCGATCGTTGGAAATTCATACTTATTATAGCTTATTACTTTGAAATTTTCAACTATAAA